GAAACCCTTGCATACCTTGGCGGTATGGTTGCCATGTACGACGGCATGGTTGTTAGAGAACTCGCTGACCTGAAGTTGTATGTTGTAAATAAGCTACTGCAAGAATCGGATAACCCAGACGGCAAGATTCGGATGCAAGCGCTTAAAGCCTTGGGCGAAGTTGATGGCGTGGATGCGTTTAAGAAGCGCACTGAGGTTACAGTGCAGAATAAATCTACAGAAGAAGTAGAGAGTGAGCTGCTTGAGACGCTGAGTAAGCTTAAAAAGCTGACATCGCACCAGAATCAACCTGTAACGGATGTGCAGGCTAAGGAAATTAAGCGAATCGAAGAGGATGTCGAGTGAAATTAACTCTCGAACACATCCAAGAGCTGGAACAAGCCATTCCGCTCATGCCAAATGACCAAAAAGCCAAAACTTTGGAGCTTATCAAGACTTGGTATGCTCAAAAAGCGCAAGAATTGGGCAAAGATAGCTTCTTAACATTCATCGACCACGTATATCCGGGGTATAAAGTCGGCCCACACCACCGTAGGCTGGCCAAAATCTTCGAAGAGATAGCTGCTGGTAAGAAAAAGCGGGTAGTTGTGAACATCGCGCCTCGTCATGGCAAGTCAGAAATGATTTCTTACCTTGCGCCAGCGTGGTTTCTAGGTAAATACCCTCATAAGAAAATCATTATGGCCTCCCACACTGCCGATTTGGCGGTGAACTTCGGTCGTAGGGTGCGAAATCTGGTCGGATCAGAGCCATACAGGGATATTTTCCCTCAAATTGAACTGCAAGCAGACTCAAAATCGGCGTCTCGTTGGGGTACAAACTTCCAAGGAGAGTACTTTGCAATTGGTGTCGGAGGTGCTCTTGCGGGGCGCGGTGCTGATTTATTTATTATTGACGATCCTCACTCTGAACAGGATGCGAAGACAGGCAGACCGGATGTGTTCATGCCCGCGTGGGAATGGTTTCAGTCCGGCCCGTCGCAGCGTTTGATGCCGGGTGGCGCGATTATTATGGTGATGACCCGTTGGTCTAAGTTGGACTTGACCGGGATGGTGATTAACCAGATGCAGAAGGAAGATGGCGTTGAGCCGTGGGAAGTTGTAGAGTTCCCTGCAATCCTAAATGACAAGCCGCTCTGGTCAGACTTTTGGTCAATTGAAGAATTACTGTCTAAAAAAGCAGGTATGGACCCCCGGTACTGGCAGGCTCAGTACATGCAGAACCCCGTGTCAGAAGAAGGGGCGCTTTTGAAAAGGGAGTGGTGGAAGATATGGGACAAGGAAGACCCGCCACAGTGCGAGTTCACAATCATGTCTCTGGACGCTGCGCAAGAATCTAACAACAGGGCTGACTACAACGCCTTGACCACTTGGGGTGTGTTCTTTAACGAAGAAACGAACAACTTCAATATCATTTTGCTCAATGCAATTAAGAAGCGGATGGAGTTCCCTGATCTGAAGAAACTTGTGCTGGAAGAGTACAAGGAATGGGAGCCAGATGCGTTCGTTGTGGAGAAGAAATCTAACGGCGCGGCGCTTTACCAAGAGCTTCGGCGGATGGGGATTCCGGTGGGGGAGTTTACTCCGGGCAAAGGACAGGACAAAATAGCGAGGGTGAACGCTGTGTCGGACTTATTGGCGTCTGGCATAGTGTGGGCACCTGATCGTAGGTGGGCTAAGGAAGTTATGGAGGAATGCAATGACTTCCCAAGTGGAACAAACGATGACTTGGTTGACTCAACGACACAAGCATTGATGCGCTTTAGACAAGGCGGGTTCCTCCGGTTGCCGACTGACGAGCCAGAAGAGATGAGATATTTCCGCAGCAAGAAAGCTGCGTTCTACTAAGGATTGATATGGCAACGAATATGTTCCCCTCACTGTCGCAAGCCCCGCTGGGTTTGGACGCATTAACTCCAGAGCCTCAAGATTACGAAGAGGGCCCCGGCATTGAGATTCAGATTGAGAATCCTGAAGGCGTGCAGATCGGGCTTGACGGCATGATGATTGATCTGATGCCTGAGCAGAAGAAGGAAGATTTCAACGCCAACTTGGCCGAGGATATGGATGAGAGCGAGTTGCAGAAAGTTGCAAGTGACTTGCTGGAGATGGTGGATGCGGACATCAACAGTCGCAAGGACTGGGTTGAGATGTACGTCAAGGGTCTTGATGTTCTGGGGATGAAGTATGAGGAAAGAACGGAACCGTGGCTTGGGGCCTGTGGAGTATTCAGCACTGTTCTTACCGAGGCTGCCGTTAAATTCCAGAGCGAGACTATTATTGAGACTTTCCCGGCTGCGGGTCCCGTCAAAACTGAAATTATTGGGGCGATTGACAAGCTTAAAGAAGAAGCAGCAGAGCGTGTCAGAGATGACATGAACTATCAGCTCACCGAGGTGATGCAGGAGTATCGCCCCGAGCATGAGCGGATGTTGTACAACTTGGGGCTGGCGGGCAGCGCGTTCAAGAAAGTGTATTTTGATCCGTCGCTTGATAGACAAGTGGCGATGTTTATCCCCGCGGAAGACATCATTATTCCGTACGGCGCGTCGAGCGCGAACACATCTGAGCGTCTCACGCACATCATGCGCAAGACCAAGAACGAGGTTCTGAAGCTGCAAGTGGCTGGGTTCTACCGTGATGTAGAGTTGGGTGAGCCGCAGACTATTCACACGGACGTGGAGAAGAAGAAAGCTGAAGATCAAGGGTATTCCCTAACTGACGATGATCGGTTCCAAGTTCTTGAGATTCACGTTGACTACGACCTGCCCGGGTATGAGGACGAGGATGGCATCGCCCGTCCGTACGTTATTACTATTGAGCGTGGCACGACAAAGGTGTTGGCCATCCGCCGTAACTGGGAAGAAGACGACAAGCGCAAGTTAAAGCGCCAGCACTTTGTGCAGTACACGTACGTGCCGGGCTTCGGGGCGTATGGTCTGGGGTTGATCCACTTGATCGGTGGCTACGCCCGTGCGGGTACTTCGCTTATCAGGCAGTTGATTGATGCTGGCACGCTGTCTAACTTGCCCGGCGGGCTGAAAGCTCGCGGCTTGCGTATCAAGGGGGATGACACTCCGATCACTCCCGGCGAGTGGCGGGACGTGGATGTGCCCAGTGGCGCAGTGCGTGACAACATTATGCCCCTGCCGTACAAAGAGCCAAGTCAAGTTTTGGCGGGGTTGCTTGATCGCATCACAGAAGAAGGCCGTCGTCTGGGCTCCGTAGCTGATATGAACATCAGCGACATGGGGGCTAATGCGCCTGTGGGCACAACGCTGGCTCTGCTGGAGCGGCAGCTCAAGACAATGTCGGCTGTTCAAGCGCGTGTTCACTACTCGATGAAGCAGGAGTTCAAGCTGCTGCGTGACATCATCCGCGACAACACCCCAGCGGACTATAGTTTTGATCCGGCTTCGGGTGACCGCAGGGCCAAGTTGGAAGACTACGACATGGTCGAGGTCATCCCGGTCAGCGACCCCAACAGTGCGACGATGGCCCAGCGCATCATGCAGTATCAGGCTGTGATCCAGTTGTCGCAGGGCGCCCCGCAGATTTACAATCTGCCCGAGTTGCACCGCCAGATGATTGAGGTGTTGGGCGTGAAGAACGCTGACAAGCTTGTGCCTATTGATGATGACTTGAAGCCGCGTGATCCGGTCAGTGAGAACATGAGTTTCTTGACGGCCAAGCCCACTAAGGCGTTCATTTCGCAGGACCACGATGCACACATTGCTGTGCACATGTCGATGTTGCAAGACCCGGTTGTGATGAGCCAGATTGGGCAGAACCCGATGGCGCAGCAGATGCAAGCGGCCATCATGGCCCACGTTGCTGAACACGTTGCGTTCCAGTACCGCACGAAGATTCAGGAGCAGCTTGGCGCGACATTGCCCGCACCTGATGCAGAGCTTGATGAGGACACTGAAGTTCAAGTCTCCAAACTGGTAGCGCAGGCCGCAGTGCAGTTGCTTCAGATGGATAAGGCCAAGGCTGCTCAACAACAAGCCATGCAGCAAGCGCAAGACCCGATCATCCAGATGCAGCAAGCTGAGTTGCAGATCAAGAAACAGGAAGCTGACATCAAGGCTAAGAAGGTTGAAGGCGATCTGCTGCTCAAGCAGGCTGAGATTGAACTTAAGGCGCAAGCCCAAGGTAGCCAGAACCCTGACCCAGTGATGCTGGCGGAACAGCACCGCCTTGAGATGGAGATGCAGGTTCAGCGTCATGCGCAGGAGATGGCAGCGGCCCAGCAGCAACAGCAGCTTGCGGCTCAGCAAGGCCAGCAAAACATGGCAATGCAGCAGCAAGTTCACCAGCAGAAACTGGCGCACGGCGGGCAAGTCCACGGCCAGAAGTTGGCTCATACAGACATGGCGCATCAACAGAAG